GGACTTTCCTTCATTTTCTGGTTGCGATTGTTTATAGTCTAAGAAGGTGTTTAAGACATCTATACCTATGCCTATGGCAGTCCCTATGCCAGGGACAAAATATGCAATACCAGCGGCTACTTCTAACAATCCACCAAAATAATCTCCACTACGAAAACGATCCACAGCAAAAGCAAAAGATAATAAACTTCCTACACCAGGAATCCATTTAAAGACTTTTGCTAATTTTGTGAAATGTTTTGCTGCGCCTTTAGCGATAAATTTTATTACGGCTGTCGTTTTACCGAAAAACTTAGGTATAGCTTTCAATGCACCCGCCGATACTATTTTTGCTAATCCTTCATTCTCTTCTTTAATCTTCAAAATTACTTTATCATAAAATTCATGCGCTATAAACATTAATCCTCTTCCGATAGATGCAAGCGCATCCCCCACCATTGACATTAAATCACCTATTCCACCAAGAATATCTTCAAGCTTTTTGTTTAAATACCCTTTAGTTTCCTTGTTGGTTAGTTTTTCACCTATCCATGTGAATATCCCAGAAATTGTTTCTTTAATAAACCCTTTAATCTTTTTACCTAAAGGTGTTTCGTTTAACAACTTTATAATATATGCACCAGTTAATATCAATGCCCCCCATTCGAGGATTGATCCTAGAAGACTTCCTTTATTTTCGCCTGAGTCTTCTTGATCAAATATATTAGTCGTCTTCTCCTTCTTTGGTTTTTGATCTGTTTTTTCTTTCCATGTCGCTAATAAAGATTTGAAGAATCCCTCTTTTTCATCTTTTGGCGGAAGGATATCTTCTTTTTTGGTGAATAGACCTGATAGAGTAGCTAAAGCTGCGGCTGAAATTCCTGTTATAACCATCGGCGATTCGGTTTCACTAATCATTTTACGCATATCCACCATGAAATTCGTCAAATTTAACGGTTGATTGGTTCCGCCAATCGTCGATGCTATAGGAGGAGGGATCGCGTTAGTGGGTTTTAACGATTTAACATATTTTGAAAGATCATTAAATGTGTCAACTGATTTTGAAAGACTATCTTTAAATTTACCCAAAGGTTTTTCCAACTTTGATGACATGGCAGCAAGCTTTTTTGCAAAAGTTTTGCTTGCATCTGCTAATTTAACTAAAGGTCCAGTTTCTCCGTTCAACGGGGCATCCTTATTCTCGAATATTTTTTTAAATTTTGATTTTAAATAGTTCGAACCACCGCCGTTATTCTTCATATATTCGTCGAATGCGAGTAGTAGTTGATTTGCAGTGATATCCATTTTTTATATTTATCCTATAAATAAGTACATGGATAATTTAGCCTTAATATATGAATCGAATACAATCGTCAATCCGCAAACTTTTAGAGAGAATTTAGTCAATGATATCCTCTATTATCATGAAAATAACAAGGTTGAAAAACGCGATGCTCTTTTGACTCATATAACCGAGGCAGAAACCGAATATCTAGTCGAACAGGGATTAGTTAATGAAATATTCGGCGCACCATCGCAGCGCGGTTTCGTGCAAAGCGCAAAGGATAAAGTCGCTGGGGTTTTTGGTGGACAAGAGTCTGGAACAAGAAACAAATTAACAGAGATTTATCAAAAAGTTTGGGCTGAATATATCAATTATGTCAAACATATCTCCACATATGCAAAACAGCAACGTGGATTAGGCGGAAATTCTTCGGTTGCACCTGAATCTGCCGATACATTGGTAGATTTCCTTATGAAAGTTCTGAAGATTGATCCGAAGATTATCAATGCGGCCTTTACAAGTGCAGGACAAGCTCAAGATGCGCCATCTTTGGCAAAGAAAGATGTGGGTGCTATCATCTATAAAACATTACAACTTCGTTATCAAGGCAACGGCACACCTGCCGCATACCAATCAAAGTTTCAGTTACCAGCATCACTGTAAGAAGAAACCTGCATCCAGTTCAATTTCGGATTCATATGTCGTTCCCTCGTGGGTCGTGCTAACGCTTAATACCTTCTGGAGATTTTTACCGAAATTATCGTCGATCTTCGCAATAGCCTCTGAAAGAAATGACGAAGGTAGTCTATCAGCCAGTTTGAGGCGTTCGTCCACCGATAGAGAGGTAAGGTCAATAGTCGCTTCCCCGATTGTCAGAGAGGTCAAAAACATCACCAGACTGTTCATGAATATAGGTGCGACCAAGGATTTCATTTGATTCACATCTCTTTGATCAATTTTACTCATCTGCGTTTGGTATAGAAAGTTATCGAATAGATACTCATCTTCGATGGAAGTGTAATTGATGGTTCCAGTGATACCATCTTTAGTGATAGTAACAGGTTCTTGTTTCAGTCCTTTTTTGAATTTCTTGAGATGTTTATCGATGTTGATCTTTTTACTGGTTTTCAGTTCAGTAAATTCCACGCTAATATCTGGAGAAATGTTTTGCGCTCGAAGCTGTAAAAGTATGATTGGTTTATCATATACCGAAATTGTTTTAAGATCAACATCCAAGATATCACGTAAAATACCATAAACTATTATGTTGAATTGGTTGGCTGCGAACGGTCCCTCAACAGTCGTTTTGATTAGTTTTTTAGTGTGTTGTGCATTGAGAGGGCGAACAGGAACGTCAGTATCGAGAGAAGGAATGTAGATCGTTTTTTCTAGTTTCTTATTGGCATTATCTAATGCGGCTAAAATATCATTGAAGTTTTCCATATAGTTTTTATTTAATGTTGATTTCAGTTGAATCAATCATAAGTCTGATGGTGTTCTTGCCATGTGCGCGACTTCTGCATTATAATCCCCAAACAAATCTGCCCCCTCTGATAAACCATTTGAAGGTGGTTCTGTGGATTGCGATTGGTGGGACATTTCAACGAATTGAGTGAGAACCTTTATCTCTGAATATGAGAGTTTGTTTAGGAATGAACCATCTAAGTGTGAATGAGACGAAACACTGAAATAATCGCGCAAAAATACATCTAGAGAACTATCCCTAAATACCAACTTCGTCATTTCGTTGATATTATCGGATTGTAATTTCAATTCGAATTCCTCCGAACACTTTCCACAGTGAAATTTAAAAAATATCACTTTATCGAAAATATTATGAATATTAGTAATATAAGCCGTTTTGATTTTCTCCATCACTTTGTACGGAATTCTAGAGAGTAATGCATTCTGTTGGTCAATATTTAACTCATCTAAGATATGTTCTTTATCTCCGATGATAATACTGGATATGAAAGATATCATATAGCTGTGGAGTCTGTAATCGGTCGATCTGGTATCGATATTCAAGTCAGCATTAAGGAGAAGATTACTATATTCTTTTTTAATAGAAGGGACATCGCAGATGATACTGACCGGATAGTCTTCTATCGATATCTCCGAACGGAAAGACTTATCGATCTTATCGCTTAAAAAAATCAACATGTTCTCTAAATCTAAAAATAGTTTGGTATCTGATGAACATTTGGAACATTTTCTCTGGAGTTGCAAATCTTTACCCACGGCATGTATTTTTAAATAGGTGGCGATGATAAATCTATCTATGATCGTAAAATGATCCACATCGAAGTCAGCAATAAGGTTGTCTTTTATGATTATGTTTAAATTGTATAGAAAATTTAGATTGCTCTCATCCGTCAGATTTTTCAACAAAACTCTATATTGCTCATTCGACATTTCATAAAAATGAAGATGTTTTTGGAGGGATGGTATCCATATGAGCAAGGTGTTCCGCATGTATGTAATTACTCGTATTGACTATGTATTACCAGTTACGGTATTCTAAATGGTTCTGGTAATGGCTGTTGTGGTGGAGGGTTAGACATCCCAGGTTGAAGTAATGGCGGTCTGTTTATTTGAGGTGTGGGTGTGAAAAAATTAAACTGGGGCGCATTAATCTGACTCTCAAATGTATTAACAATTCTACCGTTACGAATCGTAGAAGTAGCAGGTAAGTTCCCCCAAGTCGAGACATTAGGGCTTGGACTAGGTGTTGGTGGGCCTTGAATAGGGTTAAATGCTCTATTATTGAAAGGGGATGAGGCCGAACCTACACCACCACTACCACTATTTCCCGTAAATTGATCAAATCCGTTATCTTCGATGTAATAAGAGTTAAACACGAATGAAGTCTGTCTTTTCCCATAATCTGATGACGGACTTTGAGTTTTCTGTTCGGTAGATATCGACATAGGGACAGCATCTTTAAAAACCCAATGTTTACGAATTGTGTTAGGCGTACATGCACCAGTTTTTGCTAATTCATATAGATGGATCGTACTCTTGATGCTTCTGTCTCTTTGTTGAGCAATGAGTCCTTTATGGGTGGCTAAAATCTGCCACGGTCTTAATACCCCTTCGGTGAATGACCTATTTGTTTCTAAGAAAGTTATTGGTAGATCAGTGAAATCTTGCCTACCGTTCATGATGGGCGCATTTATAAACCCTCTACGGCTTCCTTCCCCTATTCCAACCCTCATTATCTCCGAAGATTCACCTGGAAGATCAACGCCTTGAGCGAAAATACATCCGACCACATTTTGGGTCGCATCCGTCCAAGTTTCATCTGCCGAGGAACCGACATTCCAACCGACAGGTTCAAATGCGGGAAATGTCTGTTTTATCTCATTGATGAGAAACTCTTTATTATCTGCCTCGATGACTAATACCCATTGAAATCCGAGAGCAATGTTATATGCCCAGTTACACATCATATGATGGAAGTGTGAGACATTATTATGAGTTATGTCTACACCCTGAATAGGGCATAGGATATCTTCATAATATCTGGGGGTAATTATACCACAATTAGTGTAAAGGCCGATCACTTAATTATTTATCTTTCATAAATCTCATCTTAGTGCCATCTTTGAAATAGTTTTTATTGACCTTTTTGCCGACTCGTGAAACTCCATTAGCGAGATTGTATTTAACTTCCATGTCTCCCTGCTTTGAGTGGACTGTTGCCCCTGGCTGTTTTGGATTCACGCCATCGATTCTTATATGTCCCCCATTCCCTCTTGCAACGGCGATTTCATGAGGTGTTTTTTGCGACTTGTTTTGTCCCCTAGGACCGTCCATATCCCAGATATTACCGATGTATTGCTGTTGCCCTAATTTGGTTCTTTGTGAAGGAGTTTTAGATGTCATTGTTTGAACCTTTCGAGGTTGAGCCTTCGGATACATGCTGGCATCCCAATATCTAGACTTTTGTTCGCGTCTTTTGCTTTTTGCCGTGAAAAGCTCACGAATTATCGATTCACAAAAAGTATCAAAATCTGGTGTCATATTTATTATTTATCATTTGTATTGATATACAGGATTTTGGTGGTATATTCTTATGAAAGAATAATGGAATTACCCCAAGCATACACCATATCCAAATTTTACTCCATCTCAGAGGGTGCGAGGCAATATTCTTCATATATAAATGGCGGATGTCCGATTTGCCATGAAGGATCGAATTGGGGCCGAAAAAGAAGACTGTATTATTACTTGTCCGATGACTTCCTATACTGCTATAATTGCGCGAGGTCGTGGAACCCCTATTGGTGGGTTAAAGAGGCTACAGGGATGTCATATCGCGAAATACAAGAGGACATGCGAGACTATGATGATGGTGGAGGGTTTGTTTTACAACATGAAAAAACCGAAAGCATGGAGTGGGTATTACCAGAATTGCCAGGAGAATGCGTTAATCTTAAGAGTCAGATTCAACTAGACTATTACAAAGGTAATAAGATAGTTCAATTGGCTAAACAAGTGTGCGAACAGCGAAGATTGTTCACAGCATTAAATTCGCCCAAAGCATTGTATGTCTGTATAAATGACAAATACCATAAGAATCGTTTAATAATTCCTTTCTATAAAAACAATAAAATTGAGTCCTATACATCGAGAAAATTACTTGACTCAGACACTAAGGCGAAATATGTTCTAAAATTCAATTCCAAGAAACCTCTATTTGGTATAGATAATTTGACCGATGATCTACCATACATCTTTATATTTGAAGGGCAGATCGATTCTTTCTTCCTTAAGAATGCAGTCGCAGTTTCGGGATTAGAATTAACTACAGAGCAAGAAGACGAACTTAGGAGTTACCCGTTCCATCAGAAAATATGGGTTATGGATAACCTAAAGTTTGAAAACGATGAGGTTAAACGTAAAGCATCCGAAAAACTCAAAAACGGAGAATCTTTATTTTTCTACGAGAATGATTTCTCCCCATTCAAAGACTTAAATGATTACTGTGTAGAAAAAAAGCTGGATACTATTGATCCAGCTTTAATTTTGAATAATGTATATTCGGGTGGTAAAGGATTACTTAAGATTTAACCTCTTATCATACGGTGTTTACGTGAGCGTTTATGACGGACGCTTTCCGAATAACTCATACCGAGATTGGCACCACCACTACCTGCACTTTGAGGATTACCCCTCATCATATTGTCATTTTGGGGTGCTCCAGAGCCACCGCCTTGAAAAGAACCTAGATTTTCTTGTGCTTCTTCTGCATCAATTTCCTCAACATCCGAGACGAAATCATCGATCTGACCCTTTAGGGATGCCAATTGACCTTCGAGTTCTTGTACTGCTGATTGGAATTCATCAAGATTGCTGTGCAATTCTTCAAATGCTGCCATTTTAGTAGGCTCACTAGCAAGGAATGCGGCCATGATAGCATAAGGGTCTTGTGAGATTTGATCGATTTTACCATTCGAATAGATGTTAATCTTATTGACGAATTTGAATACATTGCCGAGTTTTTCTCTAAGCTGACCCATAGGCATCTGTTTCACTGCTTCAGGCGAAAGAGTGCTGGCAAATTCGGACATTTTCGAATTGAAATGTTTTTGAACTGCTGTGAAAGTATCTTGGATACCTTGAGTTAAAAATTCATCGGAATCGGTTCCCTGATCGAGAAATCCTTCTAGTGCATTAGGGTCTTCTGCGTGGGTGCGGGAATTACCACCGTTTGGGAGGTCTTGTTCGAGAAGAAGTTTTGTGAAAAATTGAGAATATTTCATATATTAATCTATTTATCCTAAAATAGTAAAAGTTAAAGTTTTACTTGATCTGAACCTCAAATGGTGGTAATATGATACATATGATGCAACAAACAGTATTTGTAATTCCGACTCCGAAGACTCTTGATGAATATAAATCATCCGAACCCTATCAAACCTTGTCTTCGATACAGAACGAGGAATTGTTCAATGTAACTATCGATATTGTTGCCGAGAACACTAAGGGGATTTCACAGATATATAACGAAAAGATGGCCCTTTATTCTGGATGGGATCATATTAATAATGTGGTCTTCATGCATGATGATGTGGAAATTCATGATAAATTCATTCTGAAGAAGTTGAAAAAAGCCCATGAGAAATATGACGTTGTTGGAGTGGCTGGAGCTACAAAACAGGTATATTCAAAAGATAAACCCTCTCTCTGGCATATGGCATGTGATAATTTTATTTGGGGGTCTGGGGGAAAAAGCGGAGACGGTAGAGGTTTCATCACGACTCCACATAAAAATTATATAACTCAGACTTTTTTTGGACCAACCCCTTATCCCGTTGATTTTATTGACGGTTGTTTCATGAGTTTTAATCTTGAAGCGGTTAAAAATTCGGGGGTAAGATTCGATGAAGACTTTCACTTTCACCATTATGATCTCCAGATGTGCTTGAACGCAAAATTGTTAAATTTGAAAATTGGGGTTTGGCCAATTTTTATCATTCACTATAGTCCAGGTTTGAGATCGTTAGATGATCCCGCCTTTATCGCCAGTGATAAACTTTTTAAGATTAAGAATAATATCTAAGGTAAATGGATATGTGGATTCTCTGTTATACGAATAAAATTAGGAGTCACCCTTCTAGCCACTAATTCTTTATGAAGAGCAAGACGATACCGCGTTCTAATCGTGGCCGTATAGTTTTTTCTAAATGGTTCATTCCCATATGTGATGGCCTTATTTATATCTGGATGCCAATACGCCCCATCATACTCTAAAATTAACACTATAGCATCTTTATTTTTGCATTCTTTATCATCTTTTGTTTTGAAAACTACTAAATCATAAAAATATATACCTCTTGGATTTTTATAATTATGATTTAAGAAAAATTCATGTTCGCCATACATACACCGTTCGGGATCGATATCGTTTTTAACGATGAAAGATTCGATAAACGATGTCGCAACTTTGGAGGTTTTTATTGATTTACGTTTTTCTAATAATGAAAGTAAATTAGCGCGAAATGCTGGGATATCTATAAGTCTATAAACGCCGTATTTTCTAAATATGGTTTCTTTACTTTTTTCTCTTATTATTTTCGAACCGTATCCACCATAATTGGTTTCACAGGTAGCCCTTTTCTTCGCTTTTACGGTCGGGTCTTTAGACGGATTAGATACGCCATATCTATCTTGGTATGCGTTCTTTTTCTTTTCTTGAACATCGGGAGCATTATTAGAACATAAATTAGAACAATACGTTCTATATACTTGTTGTGATTTCATTAACCAGTACGGAAATACGACTAACTTATTACATACTACACACTTAGGTCTATCTGATATGTCATTCATATAACAATACGCTCGCTCTGAATAATGCGTCTCGGTAGGTAAAAAGGCCGTTTTTAAATATATATCATTTTTAATATCGTCGTCCAATTTATCAAAAATCAATCGGCTGAATCTTTTACGAAAAAACAGTTCTTTAATATGAGCCTGAAACATTATATCGATATTTACTTGTTTATATTGGAAGTATGTGATATATTACTATCGAACAATATGAAATCAGCAGATATTAAAAAAGGCAAATCGTTCTATAGGTGTTTGGCCTATTTTTGTTGTCCATTACGGTTTAGGAGAATTCCAAAATGACCCTTTATGGCACAAATTAGCTGCAAAATTCGCAGAGGAATATAAGAATTACAATTTTTCAATATGATTGACCGATATTACAAATTAGATCATCCAGAGCAGAACATATGTAACTTGGATACATGGTATCCTGAACATCCGAAATATTCATACGATGGTAATATTCTAATCGCCGATCAACCCGAGAAAATAGAGATAGTATATGAAATCCCTCATTTTTCGAGGGGGTCAGGGATACTTTTTTCTGATTTATTTTTGATGAAGATCGCATATCATATGTCTAATACATGTCAAGAAAAAGGGTCACATATTGTACGAGATGATATTATAGAGGTTAGAACAGTCCTATCCTTTGAGCCGGATTCTTTAATAATAATTCCTGAAACTAAAACGGTTGCAAAGGTGGTATGTTCCAAGATCAAATATAACAACACCTTCACCTCTCTGCTTAATATAAATTCCGACTACAGTAACTCAGATTTCTTGAAAAGAATAGAAGACGAGTTCTTTAACCTTATAAGAACAACCCGAATTAGAGCAACAAGACTATGATTAATAATTTTGATATAATAGACAATGTTCTGTTCCGAAAGAAAGACCTCGAACTTTTAGTCGGGGACGATTGTTCTCAATGGGTAATCAATAAAGGTATTTCTTTTCATTCAACAGTCCTTGCTCAATTTATAAACACGACAGCAAATATTTACGGGAAATACCTTGAACCGCAACAGTATATCGACTATATTAACACGATAATACCTAAGACCCAATATCGTAAAATTGAATGGTTGAAGAGCGAAAAGACTATTAAAATGCCTATTCCGAATATTGCACAGTTGGCCGAATACTATGAATGTAGTCAACGTGAAATTAAAGAACTTTTTACAGATTTCCCTGATATGGTAGAAGAGGAACAAGAAGAAAACTTGAAAAAATACAAAAGAAAATCTAAATAAACACAACTATGGACGCACAAGAGAGATTACTACAATCCGTTATCGATAAGAAGATATATTCTGAAAAAATCATAAATCATGATGTTGATTTGAACAAGTGGAATATCCGTTCACTCTATAAAGACACATTATGGTTGAAGCTGTTGGACGAACCCGATGCAGACCTTCTTAAAAAAGGTAGCTTGTTTGTTAAGGCCAGCCAGATTAAAGGGCCGTATAGATTAGCAGAAGTTATTATGGTCGGCCCAGATTCAGTTAATGCAAAACCTGGAGATAGGGTTATTTTACCTCAAATGACGGGCCAACCTGGATATAGATCATATGAAGGTTTTAAGACATGGTTCGTCAAAGAAGATGCAATTATGGCAGTCTTAGATTTCGAAGGAACCGATGAGGAAATGCATCAAGACATCGAAGAGCAACTTTTATTGAACGTATAATTATGAATGAACGTGAATTTTGTTATTGGTTACAAGGTTTCTTTGAATTGGGTGGTCAGGATGTGGTAGAATTATCGGCTGAACAAGTGCAGATCATTGAGGACCATTTGGCTCTAGTCTTTAAAAAAGTTACCCTTGACAAAAAACAATCTTATTGTTCACCGCAACCTGATGTTTACTTTCCCCTCAATACCGCACATTCAGGTGTAACTGCTGTAGCATTATGTTGAACGCGACTGATGATATAGATTTTCCTCCGGTTCAAGAGGGATATATTAGACATTTCACTGATCATACGGGGCGGTGGTATGAGGATATTCCAGAGGCGGAATATAATCAACCGCCGTCTGAGTTAAAGGCTGAACTACTACAACTGCTACGAGAAGAAATTGATGCAGAGATGATTCGTCGTATGCGTGAATTTAGTTGTGATTTCTGTAAAGGCGTCGATGAGGAGATTATGGGAAGAATTCGTGCATTATATCCAGAAGATAAATATATGGGTGAACAATGCATCCCTTCAGTTTCTTCTAGGTAAAAATGTCGTTGAACTGACTTTTGTTAGACGACATAAGAGAGAAGAATACTCTGATATTAGAGGTCTGTTTGGAACCACAAGTCCTGATTTGTTGAACAGTGATTTCGGATTTCAAGTTTTACAGTTTCGACCCCCTAATGGGATAGGAATGGGTTATGATTATAAGCAGAAAGGTCTATGCGTAGTGTGGGATATCTTTAGACAATCATATAGAGTGTTTGGGTCGGAACAAGTGCAGATACGTAAACAGTGGGATGTATCCACTCCAGAAGCATTAGAAGAGTTTAAACAATACTTCTATGATAATGTCTTCTCATACACTGAACAACAGAAAGAGGAGTTTATGGGATATGTTGGACAATTGAATATTATTCGGAATCCTAAAATATCACCACAAACTAGGAACTCAACTAAGTCCTCTATAATTAGTAAATTTACTCCATTTTTCAATAGAATGAAGAGCTTTTTCGGCAAATAAGATGTTGCAGCCCAATATTTTTATTTCTAAATATAGAAAATGGAACATAATCATTCGGAACTGGAAAACATACTTCGCCGACATCTCCAAAAAGAAATCATCATATCGGTTGATGGTGTAGAAATCAAAAAAGGGAAATTTCTCCTATTCCAAAATAATATTTTGGCGAACAATTTCTATTACGATCTCACAATTGAAAAGACCAAAAAAATTGATATTTTCAAACTACCTTACCCTTTTAAGATCGAAGATTATTCCGATGAGGGTCTTCTCTATCTCGATTATAGAATTAAGACTCTAGTGGCTAACGATAAACATGTATCTCGTCTAGTCAACCTAAGTGAAAAATATGCAGATTCTTCTAAACCGTCGAAATTTGCTGATAAAATAATCGAAATTGAATTTATTTAATATGTGGTATTTCTCTATATTCTCCGGTGAATTATTTGAATCTGAAACTCCTCTTTCTGATCCCCATCAGATTCCTTTAATCAGAAAACCCCCGACTCATTGTCGTAAATGTTATGGTAGATTTTTTACCGATTATAACATCACTACGAAACAGTATACTATATGTAATAAGTGTTTAACTAAATGTTTGAATGCCGAATACATGATGCAGTATTTTAAAGAAAAAGATGCCCGAAAGAAAAATTAACGGAATCGTGTACAGAGATGGTAAACTCTTTCGATTTATAAATCTTTTCGATGAGAAGATTAGAGATATCTACGAAGAACAGTATAATACCCTAATATCAGGCAAACCTATAACCGAGACGAGTTTGGTTCTTGTGGAATTCGATTTAGTAGGGTCGAGATATAAGACTCATCCTATTGTAGTCGTGGACATGTTAGATAAGAACTCTAACCCTCTAACAGTTAAAAGACTGATTAAGGATGAGATTATTAATGCTGCATATAAAACTGCAACATCTTATCTTAGTAAACAATAATCAGGGCAAATCCTGACTGCCCGTCACCACCTCGTCCCCCATTATATGCGGCCCTATTGCTTCCAGCATCACCGCCTCCTCCTCCACCGCCACCTCCTCCTGCCCCACCTATACCGCCACCCGCACCGTTGCCGCCGCTATTACCAACATTACCCCCTGCCCCACCGCCTCCACCTGTTCCTATCAGGCCGCTAAATACGCTATTTGCACCGTAAAAGGCAAAACTCTGACCGCCTATACCACCACTGAACGCGATAGTAGAGGTAGAGTTACCATGGTTTCCACCATTACCACCAACTCCCCAACCTAAAGTCACCTTAGACCCAGCACCACCCGCACCACCACCCGTAGGCAACCAGCCCTCTATGCAATGTTCAGCATTTGATGGGCTATTATAACGTGGATATCTGCCCCCTGCGAATTGTTGATGAATATTAAAACCGTCAAACGAGACGTTTAATGCACTTGCACCGCCCACACCTCCGACATATGACCCGCCCCTACCTCCTCTACCGCCAACAGCCGTGATGTCGGTAAAAATAGTAGCACCGCCATCTAATCCATCTGAACCATAAGCCCCGAAAGTTGAGTCCCCATGTGTTCCACCAAGCCCCACATATACATTTTCTAATGAGTTCAGGTCTGTAGTATTAACCCAGAAGTCAATAACTGCCGCGCCACCACCTCCACCCCCGCCGCCGTATGCGCCACCTACAAAAACACCGCCACTTAGAGTCAGATTAATCGTCAATGACGATCCTCCACCGCCACCTCCACCGCCACCCACTAGACGAACGAAGACAGGTCGTGGAAAGGTCGGAGACGGGTTAGTCCATGTATCTGAAGATGTGAAAAATTGTGAGTCTAAAGCTAAAGAGGATATAGTATTGACGGTCGTATATAACCCAATAAATCTATCTGCGGTATTCTCGATGGATATCAGGGAATTAGTTAATGAAGTAATCGATGAATTAGAAGATGAAGATAGTGCTATAAGATCGGTAGGATATCCAGATAATGCATTATAGTTAGCACTTAATGATGATATCTCATTCTGTCCTAATATGGTCTGATCGGCTAATATAGCCAAAGAACCATCGAGACTGCTCAACGATTCATTAAATATGTCTAATGATTCCGCGAGGTCGTCTAAACGTATGGGTGAATTTGGTATGAAATACGGCATATATTAGAAAACGTAAATATGGACATATCCTGGTGCCCCGTCCCCACCACCACCGCCCCATTCGAAAGCACCTGCTCCACCACCACCGCCTCCAGAACCATACCCACCACCATTCCCCCCACCGCCCCCGACATCCTCGCCACTAGAACCACCCCCACCACCTGTCCCAGTCATTCGAGCAGATGAACCGTTTCCTCCGTTACCATATGGGATACTCGCACCTCCGAGGACTTGTCCTATGGCCGATGATCCTTGGGCACCACCATTCCCACCTACAAAATAGTCATACAAACCTCCCCCGAGGAATGCGACCCCACCACCACCACCACCACCTGTAGGTAGCCAACTGATAGATACTGGTTGATTTAATGCCGTTGGGAATCCGCCTGCCCCGCCAGAACAAGTGTTTATTAAAGTCCAACCGTTAGTTCCACCTTCGACCATTATAGTACCTCCTGACCCGCCAACGGTCTGCGTTCCGTAACCTCCACCTAAACCACCGAGAGCACTAATATTACTGAAAGATGAAGTGCCTCCTCGACTACCCGCTGTAGCAGGTAGTTCCCCCGAACCTCCTAAACCTCCAGCCCCTACTATGACCAATTCCGTTGCAGAAAGCAAACTTGTTTGAGTCCAAAATTCTACCACAGAAGCACCACCTCCACCCCCACCGCCGCCAGAATAATCATCTACAGCCGGATTTAGCGGACCTCCACCTCCACCGCCGCCGCCCCCTCCACCGACAAGTCGGACGAAAACAGGTCTACTAGCCGGATATGGAGGTGAACCGTACGGATTGTTCCAAACGGTAGAAGATGTGTATAGAGTCTGAGTCGGTGCCCACCCCGCTGAATTTGTGTTTACCGTAGTATAAACCGATTCACATGTAATATCACTCAAATCGGCACTTAGGGATATAACATCTGAGCTTAATGAGTTTATATCCGAGACGATATCGGCGGAAAAACTGTAAAACGAAGAAACTTCATATAACACACTATCGATATAGATTATATCCGCACTGAGAGAGGCTAGGTCTTCTGTTATAGAACTTGATAGACTGTACAGATTACTATCTAGAGAGGTAAGAGAAATGTTTAATGTGGATAAAGTGTTCCCAACACTGGAATACTTAGATGCAAGTTCTGGGATGTAATTATAAGGCATAGTGATATTTATAATTGTGAAAACAAAAAAAGCGATAGAAGTTACTCTATCGCTTTTTCAAATTTCTGTCAGGAGATTTTAGAAATAATTCTTTTCTTTCTTCCCACTGCGGGTTTTGTAACCAGTGTTTTGCTTACCGAAATTAGCATCTCCGTTACCTTTAACGTGCGAGGTTGCAGGTTGACGTTTTGCTTTACCGTCATAAGTTCCTTGAGCACCGTGTTCGGCACCTTCTGAACCTTCGGTATCTTCTGGGTCATAACCAGTATCTTGCTTGCTGAAATCGGCATCTCCGTTACCTTTAACGTGTGATGTTGCAGGTTGGCGTCCAGCTTTTCCGCTGTAGTTACCTTGTGCTCCGTGGTTTGCACCGCCGCCAGTTTGACCATAAGATTCAAGGGGAATGTCGTCGCCACCGTCGATATCATCAAAACCGTCATCGAAACCATCTTCGTCTTCAAACCCTTCGTCTTCGTCGCCACCCAAAAGATCAGCTAATTCGCCGAGGGTCATTGCGCGTAGTTCGGAAAGAGTGAATGTGTCTTCATCTCCACCTTCATCGTCACCACCATCGAAATCGAAAGTGTCGTCGTTAGTGTCATCAAAACCTAATTCGCCGCCTTCATCTTCGAACTGTTCCATGAAAGTAGAATAAAGAGAATCAAAAGTGTTGCTTTCTGCTGCATAACCTGCACCAGCATCATAACCGCCTTTTTTACCTTTTTTCTTTTTCTTAAAGGATTTCTTAGGGGTGTCTTCTGCGCTATCATCTGCGTCAGTGTCGGTATCAGTTCCCTCGTGGATAAGTCCTGCATCAGGGGACATTTGACCAAGGAAGTTTTCTGCGTAAATTTCATCAAGTGATTTTGCCATATAAGTTTATTTATTAAATTATTTCCATTTTTCTAAATAAACTACATGGGCCGTAAGAAAAACGATCAATATTTAAACAACAACGAGAACCTACCTATTAAGGTAGAATTCGATTACACACCAGAACAAATCGAGGAAATTCGTCGCTGTAAAGAAGACATTATTTATTTCGCCGAGAACTTCTTCTATATTAAAGTGTTGGGGCAAGGTAGGCAAAAAATCAAACTTCACGATATTCAAAGAAAACTGATTACTACCATTGTAGAAAATCAGAACACTATTATATGTGCATCTCGCCAAACAGGTAAATCGACATTGATGACGATTGTATGTCTATGGTATGCACTGTTCCAAAAAGATAAAGAAGTTGCTATCTTGGCTAACAAAGAAGTTCAAGCAAAAGAGATTCTAGATCGTATCAAATTGGCATACGAAGAAATACCTAACTATATTAAAGCGGGGGTATGGACTTTCTCTCAAGAAATCATCCGTCTCACCAATGGTTCTAAAATCTATGTTTCCACCACATCCGCAACATCCCTTCGTGGTCGTTCGGTTGATGTGTTGTTCGTTGACGAATTTGCATTCGTTCCTGCCGAAATCGCAGAAGCATTCTTTAAATCAGTTGTCCCTGTTCTATGTTCCGGTCCCGATTCTAAGATGATCATTACTTCTACACCTAATGGTGTTGGTAATAAGTTCCACGAATTGTTCTCTAATGCCGAGAATGGTCGTTCGACAACTTGGGCATGGGATAGAATGTATTGGTATCAAATACCTGGCCGTGACGAAGCATGGAAAGCAAAGCAACTCGACATGATTGGTTATGATATGCAGATGTGGAACCAAGAATTTGAAATAATGTTCCTCGAAGACGGTCAATCTGCTATTAACCTTGAAGTTATCGAGAGACTTAAAAAGATGTGCCGTTCGCCCGATCACTCTTTCGATAATGGAGATTATAAAATTTGGTATCCTGCTGAACCAGAACATATATACGTATTCGGGGTCGATGTCGCCGAAGGTGTCGGACAAGATTGGTCCGTGATTCAAATATTGGATATCACTGATCTCACTAATATTATACATGCAGGTCAGTATGCCGTCAACGATCTTCAACCGTTCGTGTTTGCAGAAAAATTGAACCAAATCGCAAGAGCATGGGGTCGCCCGTTCCTGTGCGTTGAAAGTAATAAAGAAGGTTCTCAAGTTTTAGATGCGCTCATCAATGTCCATCATTATGATAACATCGTGACTGTTACGATGAAAAATGATAAACGTGGTTTCCACCAAAAACCGGGTATTTTCTGTCATCAAAATTCGAAATATACGGGTATTATGAACTTCAAATACTTCATTGAACACTTGGAAGTGGTTAAGATATTTGATTTGGCAACACTGAAAGAGTTCGAAACATTTGTCCGTAAAGAGAATAAGACTTGGACCGCACAAAAGGGTAAACATGATGACCGAGTCATGTCGATGATATGGGCATTATTCATCCTCGAAAAAGATGTGGCAGAGCAATATCTAGATGTCTTGGAATATGACGAGACTGGTAAACCTTGCCGTATCTCCGATCCTAATCAGGACTTGGCAAATATGTCTTTCTATGAACCTGATTCATATTCTGCATATGCAAAAACAGGAGGTGCCCCACTACCTACGATATTCCATATCGGAGGACAAATGGTGTCCGAACAATCATTTGAAATGGAGAAGTTCAGTATAGGCGGCTGGCAGATTGCATAAATAATCATATGAATTTCTCGCAATTATATACTCTAATTTCCGAAGATATCGATTATCCTCTTGCAACTGGTAGGGACGTTCAAGCATTTGCTGGGGATATTGATTGGAAAGGGAAAATTGTATACATGTCACCTGATAAATTTCTTCATCTTGCTGCACCACTACTTGCTGCTCATATAAACAGAGATGGATTATCGAAATTAAACAAAAGATTACTAGATCAGTTACCGACCGACCCTCTCGTGTTATTGGTGGATATGCATCCTGTGAAAAAAGTGAGAGGTCATGAGGGGCGTCATCGTGCATTAGCAGCGAAAAAGCTTGGAATCGAGAAGGTTCCGGTGTTGATTTTCACTGGAAGTATGTATACCCGAACCCCAAAATGGACACCCGAACAACATGCAGATGTTGAGGATGTTGATTCTTTTCAACCGGAAAGATATTAAATAATATGAATTTCTATGATTTATTATTAGAAGAAGAAAGGTGTGCTCTTATTAAAGAGGTCCAATGGTTGCGCCCCGATGAATTCTTCGACGATATAACATTCATAGCATCCTACATATGTCAGACTCCGATAGCACTTCTAACCCTAATCGATAATCGTTACCAAACTTTTAAAAGCTCTTATGGATTAGACCCTTCGGTTACAAAAACTGATCGTGAAGCTAGTTTTTGTCATCATACACTACAGAACAAAAAGAATGAACCTCTGGTCGTGGAAGATGCACATTTAGACCCACGATTCATGGAAAACCCTCTTGTTATAGGATATCCTAACATCAGATTTTACTGTGGCTATCCTTTCACTACAAGAGAAAATGTTCATCTTGGAACATTATGTGTGATAGATACCAAACCAAGAAATCTCTCAGAAGACGAAAAATCATGTTTAAATCGTCTCGCAAGAATGGCTAGTTCATTTGCTGACATAAAACATAAAACTAAATAATTAGATGAAACAACCCACGCCACCCAATTTAGATTTAGACTGTGAAATCCCTGTAACAGCCGATGGGTATTATTCAGATGAACAGAGCATTATAAATCCATCGAGGAAAGATCATTTCCTCTTTGTGATGGACTTACCCCCTGCATTGAAAGATTCTGTTGCGAAAGAAGATAGATTATGCCACAGCGGGAGTTTGGAGAGATTGGAATTCAGCATTTGGGGAGCAGTTATACCAGATATTAGCGTCCCAAAATTAGATATTACCTTCGGCGGTCAATCATGGGCATGGTCAAGTCATAGTCGCCCCTCATATGGAACTATTAATTGTAATTTCACTGTTGATAATAGATATGATAATTATTTCATTTTATGGAAATGGTTGAACATACAGAACCAATCCATCGAAGGGGATCATGTCGATTTTATGAAAGAATACTCATCTAAAATATCCATATTTCCTCTCGATGAATATAAAAAACCAATAGCCGAATTTGTATATCATGATGCATTTATAACAAATATTGGAGGTATAACAAAATCTACTCGTGACGCAGCCGAGACAGAATCGACCTTTTCATTTGACTTTAGCCAATTAGAGATGCATCTTATATAAATAAGGAATTATCTGTAAAATAATAAATAGTATACATGGCTCAAAATAATCTTGCACCACGTATATCTATCCGTGAAATCGACCGCTCTCAAATTACCGTTCAACCTGCTGGAACTAATGTGTTCCTTGCTGGATTTACTCCACAAGGCCCATCCGATGAACCTTTCAATATCTCGTCTTTGTCCGAGTTTGAAGAAGTTTTCGGTCTTCCTGGAACACCCGCTGAGAAATATTCTCATAATGCAGTAAAACAGCTTCTTGAAACCTCCCCTGCGGCAGTCACCTTCACTCGTATGCCTTATGGTTCTGGTGCAGGTATCGGCTATAGTGATTCTGTAAATGCCTTGATTTTCCCTGTTATCGGCGTAAGTGCAGTCGAAATCGATCCTTGCGATTACTTCCGTGATGTCGATGAAACCAACTGCCGTGTTAATTTCCCATGGTTGGTCGATTATTTCACCCCTGAAGCAGTATGTTTCGGTTCTTCTAATCTCAACTGTCCTTTAAATTCACTTGACGAAGATGCGAATGTCTTGTATATTCACAACCACCCAGTCGAATATGATTCGGTCCTTACCGGATTCAAATTTGTTGTGGATGATGATTCGACCTCCGAAGATATCAAAATCTTCCAATTGCGTCCAACAGTTAACGGAACCGCAACCGAGTTCAATATCGTCACTGCATTTACCCTCTCTTCGATCCCTGGATATAACATCACTCTTGATGAAAATCAATCGAATCTTTCCAACGATGCGAAAAGATTGATCGTTAACCTTGAGAACACCCCGTTCACCCAGATCGTCTCGATCACCGCTGGATTCTTAAGCGGACAAACTGTTTCAGGTCTTCCATTGGAAGCAGGAGATGTTTTCGGGACATATTCTCTCGGAGATGGCGTGTTGAAATATTTCAATGCATCGTCTGATGTTGCTGCCTCATACAAGACCTCTTACACCGTTCTGAGTAGCTTGTCCTCCGGTTCAACTCTTTCCCTTACCACAACCGCTGTCAATGCGACTACCACCGATTCTCTTATCGAATTCTGTGCAGTTCCTATCGAAGTTGGTCTTTCATGTGAAACAGTTCTTGAACTTGGTCTTCAAGTCCCAGAAAAAGATCGATATGATTTCTATCCTCTCATCGGTGATGCACAACTCAACGATGCAAACTTCTATGTCTTAGGTGCTCCAATCAGCAAAACCTTGAATGCAACCGAATATGAATTGCTTAAAAATGAACAGTTCACTTGGAAATGTGGTGTCTACGAAAACGTTGAGCCTCGTCTTGATGTTGTTAATAACGATGTCCGTGCTGGTATTGTGGTTGTCAACGAATTGAAGACTGCCCAACTTGAAGATTTCACTGGTTACTACTTGGCATTGAACGATAACCTTAATGTTAACCCTAACACTGATTTCGACGATCTCACTGCTGTCGCTGGTTACTACCAAGAACTCTGCCCTGGAGTTTCAGGCGAGTGGATTCAAGTCCCTGAAGAACGTTGGAACTTCAAAGTTTCAGAAACATTCGACGGAACCGCTGGATCGATTTCAGAAATCACCGAAAATGGTGGCGGAATCAATTTCGGAACTAAGTCATATAACGATTCTCTTATCGTCTCGTTGTTCAAACTTCGTCCTACTCGTTTGACCGAAACTATCAATAAGCTTGATCAGATTCTTATCGAACAATTTACTGGCTCGGTAAATGCTGACCGTAAAGTTAATGATGAATACGGTGGTCCTCCAAGATCAGCTTTCATCGAAAGCACTGTCAACAATGGTAGCAACTACTTGAAAGTTCTTGTTAACCCGTATCTCTCCAAAAACAACTGTTGGAATGACAATACTGGGGTTCCTCAAAAAACCGTCCGTATGTTCCGTCAGAAAACAGCAAGTGTGTTCGATTCAGGATTTGATGGTTACAGTGTTCTTGAAGCATATGCCGATAAACTTTTCGGAGTTGGTGCATATAACGGACATTGCCGTGATGAATTGTTTGAACTTTGTCAGAAAAAAGACATCGGTAACATGGTGGCTAAACTTGAACGTTCTCTTCGTAATGTTGAGAATCCTCTCGAATTCCCTATCGATCTCACCGTTGATGCTGGTCTATCAACCATCTGGGCTACCCGTGAAGCTGTCAAAGCCGATCACTGTATCACAGACCCTAGTATCTGCTATCACTTCGATGATACATACTTCGTTGATACTGACTCGTTGACCCCATATGATGGAACTAACATGGCATCGAAAATCGGAGATGCATGGGAAGTGATCTATAATGTCTTCGATAGCTTCGCACGATTCACCCGTAAATCGGTTGGTGGTGTCGGACATCTCCACATTCAAGACCCTCTTCGTCAAATCTTTGTCAATGGTAAGGATTATAAAGTTGTGCAACGTCAAAAAGGCATTACCCTTGATCCTGCTACTGGTCAACCGACTGAGAAGTATGCAACCTTCAGCCGTAACATTTGGGCATCCCTTCGTAACCTCTATGCAGGAACCAACTCTAACTTCTCTGAAAGTCATGCAAACTGGATTAAGAGCTATGATGCAAACACTGATTCTATGATGTGGTTCGGCCCATCTGCATATAAGGCAGCATTGTTTGCCCGTAACGATTCTAACCAGTTCCCTTGGACTGCTGCACTTGGATTGTCGAACGGACAGCTTGCTAACATCGTGGATATCGCAATCAATCCTAACCAACGCGAAATGGACCTTCTTACCAAAATCGGATTGAACCCAATCGTTAGATTCCCTAACTCTGGCTATGTTGTCTGGAATACCCTTACTCTCCAAAAAGAGCAAAGTGCATTGCAAGAAAACTATGTTCGTCGTGGATTACTCTGGTTGGCAAATGCAATTCAAGAAAATGTTCGTGAATTCATCGGTAAACCAAATACCATCATCACCAGAACTCGCACTAAGAATAAGATTACCCCTATCTGTCAATACATGAAAGATAACGAAGGTGTTTATGCTTATCAAGTTATCTGTGATGAGAGAAATAACACTAACGAATCAGTTGACCGTGGTGAGCTTCGTATTGCAGTGTATGTCCAACCTACACGCACCGTGAAACAAATCCTTGTCGATATCATCGTGGATCGCACAGGTGTCACCTCAAGTGTGGTATTCTAATTAGAAAGATATAAATGAAAAAGCCGCTGATTAATTTCAGCGGCTTTTTTTGTTAAAGGCGAATGTTAAATTCAGCATCGAATATTTCATCAAATATTTTGTCGTCTCGACATATCTTCCTCATTTCCATGGCCCATTTTTCATCCCAATGAGGAACTTCAGACCAATGGAATACACTAGCATGAAAATCATCATTTTTCGCATATTTCCGTAGGATGCTCTTTTCCACATCATAATTCGGTGTTCCCGCCATTACCATTATACTGTTATGGGAACTCATAAGGGGCATCATCGATAGATAATATTTTTCAAATTCTTCATGATAATCGACTTCATCTAAGAATAGGAAATCAACATTATGTCCACGAATTGCGGTTCCGAGGGCAGATGATGGAGTGAAATATATTTTCGAACTGTTACCGAACATAAGCATCTCCTTATTCCGTTTCGCATATGATTGACTGAAGGGTGTCCCATTCAAACCGTCGATGATATGCTCACATATAGCCTGAACAAGACTTGACATATTAGATTTCGATGAAACTATCATAGATGTATAGCAAGAATTAAAGATACACTGATATATTGCGAAAATACATGCTAGTGTGGTCTTCCCTGTCTGTCGTGCCGCTAATAATACCGACCGTGGGTTGTTTTGCCACGATTTAAGTAGTTCTGCTTGTTTTGGGTATAATTTAATAAAATCGGAACCCTTTAGATTATTAAATTTGACATGTCGATTTGTGAAATATTCTATATCATGTGAACATTTGACGATTTCGCTAATAGTTTGAGAGGGTGGGTATGTTTCAGGCATATGGCATATTTACAGATGGAGATATACCCTTTCTATAGAGAAAGGTTTATTTCACATTATATCTAATGCGCCATTCCCTGATCTTATCGTTATATTCTTTTAACAACACTGAGTTGGTTACAAACTGAGAAGTGACAGTATACCTATCTCCTTCTTTGCTGACCACTGGAGGCACTGTGTATGCCTCTAGCGGCGGTTCTATAGGGAAGGCTTCCAGAGGGGTTTCCATGATGCTAGGAACCGTCGCACATGATACCATGACACTGCACAGTATTGATAATAAGAGTCTATTCATATTCCTAGTGTTATTTATAACAATCCATAATCATGCATACACGATTCAACTTCCAACCATAAAAATGTCGGGTCAGGAGAGCCGATTTCCGTAATGAATCCGTCATACCACATCACCCGTTTTTCATAATCATTTATCGCGATTTTAGCCGAATACTTTACCCCTGCTGTGGGAAAGTCGTTAGCAGTATAATGTCCCTCATCGAATAAGGATTTGAAGAATGGTTCCAAGTCTTCGGTGAATTCGGAAATTCGGATTTTATGTTCTTTGAATTCTAAAACGATGGTGTCTTCAAAATCAGTCCAAAAATTACAGGAATTTAGAAAATTGAAGTCATTACTATTCGTATATTTTCTTCGAATGGCTGGAATTATCCAGCGGCCAAACTTATACGTCTTACCGAGACAATTCCGTTCCATCTCTTCCATACATTGAAACTTAACCTCATCATTTAGAAATACATCATTTGCCGACTCAGTGAAATCAATTATAAGTTTCCATTTTAAATACAGTTTATCATATTCTTTTTGATTAAAAATAGATACAATATCTATGGATTCTTTTGGGAGGAGGACAAGACTAGCGGCTGAACCCGATAGGGCATTAATAAATTGGCGACGGCACAACATAGTGTTATACTATACGATATGGAATCACTTCTGTCAACTAAAACAAATCGCCCAGCTTTATTTATAAATCAAACCATATAAATACATATATAATATAATGATTGATGTTAACAACCAGCCTGACCTCGATAGTGTATTAGATGCACTATCAACACCTCCAGTTAAACCTGAACGTAAAACCTCATCGGATACCGAAATAGTAGAAATGTCCGAAGATGAGATATACAACTTTGTAGTTAACCAGTTGAAAGAGACGATTGAAGCGAATGCCGAAGTCTTGGAACAGTCACGAGATATGGTTTCTCAGATAGGAGATGCGGCAGTTTTAGAGTCCCATTCTAAAATTGTGAAAAGTCAAGCAGATTTACTAACCAATCTTGTTTCTACAATGATGGAGAAAAAGAAACTCGCTCAAGTAGATAAACATAAAACTCGCGATCTTGATCTTAAGGAGAAAGCCCTTGCCGAGAAAAAACCTTACGGTGATATGCAAGCATTGGGAACGACGAATATCCAGAATAATTTCCTCATGGCGAATCGAGACGATCTGTTCGATTCTTTATTCGAGAAAGACCCCAATAAAAAACAGAAAGCAGTGCTTAAGATTAAAGAGGCGAACGGTATATCTGAGAATATTTCCGAGGCTATTGATGGGTAAATTGATAAATATAAATATGGATTTTGATACCTTGTTCCAACAGATTGTGGATGAAAATAGTTTCACCTTTGAGCCTAAAAATATACATAGAGACGATTATGGTATTGTCCAGAATAAGAGACGGATCGAAGATGCTAAATCTAATATTGAAGATTTAATCCGTGGGACTATTACCTATTATAAACAATTCGATAATATTGAGCCATCGAATAATGGGGCAGTTGAAGAGTTGGAAGGATTTTCCAAATATCTAACTAAGCAATTGAATCCATATCGAAATTTCCGATAAGGTCATCGATCACATCACGTAGATGTTTCCTATTGATGCGCCAAATAATGCATCCAT